TATGGTGGCGAGAAAGAAGATCCACCTCAGTATGGTAAAGTATTCATCTCGGTTGATATCACAAACTCAGAAGGTATCCCTGACATATACAAGAATCTCTATAAATCATATCTTGAAGATAAAGTTCCTCTTGGTATAACTATTGAGGTTATCAATCCGGACTTTGTTTATTTAAATGTTGACTCTACTGTAAATTATGATTATAATAGCACTACGCTATCTGCTGAAGAGATAAAGACTCTAGTTACACAGAGTATTATAACTTTCAATGATACATACCTGAATGACTTCAACGCTAAGCTTAGATATAGTAATTTTGTTTCCTATATTGACAATGTTACCTCTTCAATCATTAATAATGATACAGAGAGTACACCATTCTTCCTTTTGAATCCTGTATTATCAGTAAACAACGATTTCACTCGTTCGTTTGGTGCAGAAATCTTAATTACAACACCTACTGATAAATCACACGATCTGACGACTGACCGAGGAGTATACTCTACCAACTTTGTATATGATGGCCTTGCTTGTCAGTTAGAAGATGATGGTGCTGGAAATATACGAATTGTGCGTGTTACAAATACCTCCTATATTGAAGTAATCAAAGTTGGAACAGTAGACTACCATAGTGGTACAATTATTATTGGTAATTTTAACGTCTCTAGTTACACAGGTAATGGTATTAAATTATTTGCTAAATTAGTAAATCGTGATTTCCAATCCAATCTAAAATATATACTGGCTATCAATACTGATAGTATCAATGTTACAGTAAATCCTGCTAGACCATGAAACAAATAGAAGACACAATTAGTACTCTAGTTCAAAACCATTTTCCTCAGTTCTATAATGAGGACGGAGAATCGTTTGTTGAATTTGTTAAAGAATACTATAGATGGATGGAAAGCTCTAATAATAGCATATTCTATTCAAGGAACCTTTTAGAATTTAGAGATATTGATACAACAATTGATGATTTTCTTGTTCATTTTAAAAACAAATATCTTGCTGAAGCTCCTGTTTTCTATGATAAGACAAGATCCAACGTAAAGCATGCGTTAGACTTTTATAGATCTAAAGGTACAGAGCGTGGTACAAAGCTGTTATTTAGAGAGGTCTGGGGACTATCTGATGTTGATATATATTTTCCAGGTAAGGATGTTATAAAAGCTTCTGATGGTGAGTGGTACGTTCCTGTTTATCTAGAGGTGTCATTATCAGATAAAACCAAAGATTTTGTAGGAAAACAAATAACTGGCTCCGCTTCTAGTGCAACTGCTTTTGTTGAGGAAGTAGGTAGAAAGTCTGTAAAGGGTAAACATTTTGATGTACTGATGCTTACCAACAGACAAGGTAATTTTATACTAGATGATATTATTACTGTTGATGGAAATCTATCAGAATGTCCTGTAGTAATTGGATCGCTCACTAACGTGCAGATAGAAAATTCTGGAAGAAATTTTGCAGTTGGTGACGTTGTTGATATTATATCTGTAAGATTAGGTAAACAAGGCAAAGCTAGAATTGACTCCATAGTAGATTCAACTGGCAAAGTTACATTTACTTTAGTTAATGGTGGCTCAGGTTACAGACTAACCACAGTTCCAGTAGTTGCTGAAAAAACTTTAACAACTGCAAATAGAACATCAGCCAATGCTTATATAACAGACTTCACTATTGATGAAATAATAATTCAACCATTAGCTAATGTAGTGTTTTACTCTTCCAATGCTTTCTTTAGCGTTGGGACGCTTGTTACGGGGAGCAACTCGAGTGCTGACGTGGCAACCGGTAGAGTGCTTGGTAAAACACAAAATCAGATAAGTGGAACTGGATCTGCAACATCATCAACAAACACAGTAATAGGTGTAGGTACCAGTTTCAATACGCAGATTGCAAATGGTGATTACATCAGGTTTCAGTCGTGCACTTCAATATTTCAAGTATCAACTACTACTAATGCCACTCATTTGACTTTGACCACTACAGGTCCAAGTCTTAATAGTGACCCAATGTATATTGCCAATGGGAATATGCTATTGATTGTTACGTCTGGTGACTTTGCACTAGCTGATAGGATAGCAAATACTACAGCTTTAATTAGTACATACACTAATAGAACAGCTACTGGTATTCTAATGGGATCCAACAGTGGGGCAATTGGGTTAAAGTCAGTATCAAATGTCTTTTCCAGTAATGGACATAATTTTGTTTATGGTCAGACTTCTAATGTATATGCAAACTTAGTTACTGTAGGAACCGGTTCAGGTGCCAATGTTTCTGTGGGTAGTTTGACTGATGAAGAAACTGTATTTCTCAATGAAGATCTAATATTATCAAATAACTCAATTGCAAACACTATTCTTACTGGCAGCGTATCCTCAAATGCAACAAGTCCTCAAGTAAACGGAACATCGACTACATTTACAACTGACTTGTATAGAGGATCATATATCAAGTTTTCTGGTAACAACAGCATATTTCAAGTTAACTCTGTAACAAACAACACGGTTTTAATATTGACAGCAAATGGACCTCCCACATCTACTAGCACTGTTCTTACAGGTGTTGCATCTTCAAATGCAACAAGCCCTCAGGTAAATGGAACCAACACTCTTTTCTTATCTCAGCTATCTGCTGGTGATTATATCCAGTTTTCTGGTAATGGTAGCAACTTTCAAGTTAACTCAGTAACAAATAACACCGTTTTGATATTGACTACCAACGGTCCAATTACAACTGCTAATACAATTACAGTTAATCCAGGATCAACTACAGGAATTACAGTTAAACCAGGGCCTTACATAACACTTCCTTTAAATGCTCTCAAATTTGGCTTTCCAAAATTGCAAACTGCAAATCTGAGTACAATTATAAATTTGACGTTGACCAGAGGATCTTATGACATTGGAACAATTGCTTCATTGACAGGAATCAACCCAGGTTCAAACTACAATATTAATCCATTTGTGCAAATACGTGATGTTGGAATATCTGCTTTTAATAGGAGAGACCTTCACGTTGAAACACAAAACACAACTGGAGAGTTTATTGTTGGTGAAGAAATTTCACAGAATTTCTCTAGACCATCTTACACGTTATCAATAAGTGGATCTAATACTGCTTTCACAGATCTTGAAACTGTAACTCAACAGATTAATGCTACCTCAAACAATTTTGGAGAGGTGGTTTCATCCAATACTTCTCTTGCTGTGCTGTATACCTCAGGCAATTTTGTTAATTCTGCGCTTGGGGCTAACCTAACAGGAACTGTTACTTGTAATACATCAAGCTCACAAGTGAACGGAACTGCTACTCTTTTCACAAGTGAATTATCAGCCGGGGACTACATTAAGTTTTCTGGTAATACTCTACTATTCCAAGTAAATAACATAACCAGCAACACTGTGTTATTTCTAAAAACAACCGGTGTCACTATAACTGGTGCAAATAATATTGCCAAGGCAAGCAACGTTGCTGTTGGCTTAACCGGTGGCAAATTCTTCTTTGTGAACGCTGCAGTGTCAAATACAGTTTTATCAGCTTCTCGAGGAACTGTGTTAGAAGTAGGGAATGGATATATTGATGTTAAACGTAAAACATTTAACCAAACTTTTACAGGTTCAGTTGGTATTACTGGATCCTTTTCTGGTGCTACGGCAAACGTAGTATCGGTTACGCAAATTGAAGATTCGCAGATGATGGGAAATAATGCAATTATTACCACTTCAGCAGGGGTTGTTAACGGATCTATAGGTAGCATCAGTGTTATTGATTCTGGGTATGCTTATGAAGACGGAGAAGACATAACCATCACTAAAGAAGGCAGTGCCTTTGTAGCTACTGGTTACGCTAATCTAATTAATCAAGGAGTTGGTGAAGGATACTTTAAATCTACAAGAGGCTTCTTAAACAGCGATAAATACATTCACGATGGAAGTTTTTATCAAGCGTACTCATACCAAGTTAGAGCAAGCGTAGCTCTTGGGGTTTATGCTGATACACTTAAAAAACTCTCTCACGTTGCTGGTACCGAGCTTTTTGGTAACCTTATTAAAACTTCCAATGTAGATGTTCAAATTACATCCACCGGCGTAGAAATAGACACATGAGCAAATTAATCACAAACAATTTAAAGCTGTTTAATGTAGATAATTTTATAGAATCATTTACTGAACCCAACTATAACATTTACTATTATTTCTTAGCCAACCCACGTCCATTTACATCGGACAGTAGCCCTCCAACATTACACGATAATCCTCAGACAACTGAAATTGACGTATACGACAACATGATATGTGGTAAGAGGATTACGTCGGATGATGTGGTTAAAATGACTACAAGAAGGGACTGGGCGTCAGGTACAGTTTACAGTCCATACTCTCATGATACCACAGACCTCTATACATCAAACTTTTACGTGGTCCATCCGGAAAGTGGAAGCTACCATGTTTTTAAATGTATCAACAATAATAACGGAGCAAGCTCAACGGTAGCTCCGTTGCTTACTTTGACGGCTGCTGATGACGACTTTTATTTCACCGCTGATGGATATCAGTGGAAGTATATGTACTCCATTACCAGTACACAGTATAGTAAGTTTGCAACAGCGGACTTCATTCCCGTATATGTAAACGCTAATGTTGTTGGCAATGCAGTCAGTGGAGCTATACAAAGTATACAACTAACAAAAGCAGGTACAGGATATTCTTCTTATGCAAATGGATTCTTTCAAGAGGTGACTGTTGGTGGTAATCCTCTTGTATATGCTATAGATCCCACCACAGCATCATCTAATGCAAACTTCTATATTAATAGTGCCATTAAGATAACGTCTGGTCCTGGAAGTGGTCAACAAAGACTTATTACTGGATATACTGTTTCCGGCTCAACTAGACGTGTGATTGTCAATTCGGCTTTTTCTACAGCTCCCACAACAGCATCAAAATATGATATTTCTCCACTCATACAAATCACAGGAGATGGATCTGGTGCATCAGCTCGAGCAGTTGTTAACGCTACAAGTAACTCTATTCAAAGTATTGAAATAACTAGTAGGGGTGAGGGATACACATATGCATCAGTAGTTATCACGGGTAATACCGGTGTTATTAACGTATCTACTGGATCAACAACTACTAACACTGCTGAGGCTAAAGTAATTATAAGTCCTAGTGGTGGACATGGTAGCAATGCCGCAGCAGAACTAGGATCAAGAAATGTAGGTATTAGTGCACAGTTTGATAGCACCCTATCTGGTGGTAAAGTTGTTGATGAAAATGACTTTAGAGTAGTGGGTATTATTAAAGATCCTTTGTTTGCTAATGTCATTCTCGCAGTGAGTAATGGGACTGGCACTTTCTCGGATGGTGAAGTTGTTTACCAATCCCAAGGTTCTCCTATTGCTGGTATTGTAATAACAAACCCAGGGTCAGGTTATTCCTCAAACGCTACTGTCACAATATCTGGCACCAGTTCAGTTGTAGCAATAGCAAATGCTTCATCAAATTCCATTGGTAGAATTTCACAAATTAATATAAGTAATACCGGCCAAGGATATATTGCACCAGATATTACAATATCTGCTCCTGCAGCTCTGACGTTTAATGGAAACACTAGCGTATCTAACACTGATGATTTTATTGTAATAACAAATAACGTATTTCAAAACAACGATACAGTCAGGTATCTTGTGGCAGCTGGAAATACTGCTGTATCGGGATTGTCTAATAACTTAACATACTATGTGGTATCGGCAAACTCAACAGGTGTAAAATTATCATCCACGTTAAATGGTAGTGCAATTAACCTAACAGCTGGTGTTTCAGAAACAGGTCATAGTCTAACCGGTGTAGCCTTATCATCTGTTTCAAAAACTTTTAACGCCAACACTCAGGTTTCTAATGCAAATGATTTTATATCAATTGTTGGTAACGGGTTTGAAAATAATTACATAGTCACCTACCTCGTAGCAGCTGGTAATACTGCTGTCTCTGGGCTATCAAATAACACTAGCTATTATGTAGTTTCAGCTAACTCCTCAGGTGTAAAATTATCATCTACTTTTGGTGGAGGTGCTATTGACTTAACAGCAAGCAGTACCTCTGAAACAGGACACACTCTCACAGGCAATATATCAACAACTGCTGTGGCAACTGCAGTTGCAGTGGTCGACACTAACAAAACTACAACTGCATTTGGTATAGTTACCTTTGCAAACAGCTCTGTGGTGAGGTTAAGTAACTCGTACGGTATTTTTGTTACTGGAAATTCATCTACTAGTGTACTGACTGGAAACACATCCGGATACATTGCTACTTGCGATAGTGTGACTCAGCCAACCACCTACTTTGACCAGACCTACAAAGTAATAGGTACCATGGGAGCAAATGAATTCATAGAAGATGAGTCAATATTACAATCAACAAATGCAAATGGATATTTTTACTCTCAGAGTGGTACAGGAGCAAATACTCGTACAGTTAGATTGGTGAATAAACGAGGAACAATAAATCAATCGGATGTTTCTGTTAGTTATACAATTAATGGAGTTGCATCTGGTGGAGTCTTGACTGTTTCAAGTCTTGCAGAGCCAGATTTAGTACATGGTTCTGGAGATGTCATATATATTGAAAACTTCTCACCAGTTGAAAAGACCGCTGGACAGACTGAGACTATCAAACTTATACTTAATTTTTAACAGAGGAATCAATGGCTTCACTGGATACTAATTTTAATGTTTCTCCTTACTTTGATGATTATGATCAGGATAAGAATTATCACAGAATTCTTTTTAGACCTGCTGTTCCTATCCAAGCAAGAGAGCTAACCCAGTTACAGACAATTCTTCAAAGTCAAGTAGAGAGATTTGGAGATAACATTTATAAACAAGGTACAATTATTCAAGGTTGTACCTTTAGCTACGATTACAACTATCAGTACATTAAAATTAAAGATCTTCAAGGTGATGGCCAAACAGCAATTCCGTCTGACTACTTAAATTTATATGCTACAGATCTATCTACAAATCTAAATGCTATTGTTGTTAACTATGCAAACGGTCTTGAGAGTCAAGACCCGAACACAAATATACTATACATTAAGTATCTTAATACAGGAACTGCACAGCAAAAGAAGTTCTCAAATAATTCAACTATTACCCTATTTAACCAGGACTACCGACTTGATTCAGTAAGAATTGATGGTGGTGGAAGTAGTTACACAAATAGTGATTTTCTTATTTTTACTGGTGGTAGTGGTACAGGAGCAGCTGCTAATGTTATCACATATTCTAACGGAACAATTAGAAGTTTCTCATTTAGTGCATATGGTAACGGATACATTACTGCCCCTACTGTCACTGTTAACACCTCAACAGGATCTGGTGCATCACTTGTAGCTTTGAACTATGTTGCTGAAGTCACCGTTGCAAACAATCTTTTTGTTGCTAACACTACAACAAGTGGTGTCAATGTTGCTACCACCCCTGTTGGTACTGGGACTGCTGTTATTGTGAGTGATGGTATTATTTACCAAAAAGGCCACTTTGTTAGAGTTGAAGAGCAGACAGTTATTGTAGATAAATTCACAACGAATCCAAATAACGTGGTTCTTGGATTCTACACTCAAGAGTCAATTGTAAACAGCAGTGTTGATTCAACTCTTCTTGATAACGCACAGGGATATTCAAACTACACAGCACCTGGTGCTCATAGACTAAAACTCACACCCCAAATTCAAGTTCTTACTAAAGAAGCTGCACAAGCCAATACGGACTTCTTCAAGCTAGTCGAATTTGAAAATGGAAGAGTTACCAAAAGAAAAACAGAGACTGAATTCAATTCAATTGATAAGAAACTATCTCAGAGAACAGCTGAGGAAAGCGGTGACTATGTTGTAAATCCATTCACAGTCAGCACTGAAGATATTTCAGGTAACACAACCCACTTAAAGGTTGTTGTTGGACCTGGTGTTGGATATGTTGACGGTCAGAGGATAGAGACCAATGATGCAATCAGATTAAACGCAAGACAGGGAACTAATACTGCAATAGCAGCTGAACAATCAATTGCTACTAACTATGGTAACTATGTTTTAGTCAAAGAATGTCACGGCGTATTTGATTTTTCAGCTGGTGCATCTGTTAATCTCAGAAATACAGCTGGAACTGATGTAACGGATAATTTTGCAGGAGCTCCAACCACACCAGGATCTATTATAGGAACAGCTAAAATTAGATCTCTTGAGTATGATTCGGGGACTATTGGTACTCCAAACGCACAATATAGGCTCTACTTGTTTGGTATTGTGATGTCATCTGGGCAGGCATTCTCGCAAGTAAGATCTGTCCAAGCGTCTGGAGCTGTTGCAGACGTTGTTTTAAATTCAAGAGGCAATGCGGAGCTTACAGATACTACTTTTGATACTCTTGTGTTTCCTACAGGATATAGTTCTGTTAAGTCGGTATCTAACGTTGATTTCATCTACAGAACTGTAGTTGCCAATACTCTGACTACAAGTGGAAATACTACCATTGAGCTAACCGGAACATATGATTATTTTCCTTACACAGTTAGCAGCACACTAAACACTACCCAGGAAAAAGAATTCATAGTCATACCAACAGCCAATGCTATTGGGGCAACTAACCTATCTGGAACAGTCACATCTTCTGGCAATGTTGTTACAGGTACCGCCACTTCTTTTGTATCTCAACTGGAAGTGGGTGACTATGTTAAATTTTCCGGAAATACAACTATATTCAAAGTCAGTTCTATTGCCAACGCGACCAGCTTTGCGGTTAATGGTACTACCGGTCCTGCTATATCAGCCAACACTTTAGCTCTAGCATTTCCAGCAAATGTGCCGGTTAGATTGGATAGAACTGGTGCAAATGTGCAGATTGATAGTACCGGTAAGAAAGCATTTATTTACATTGGTAATACCATTAGTGGCAGTGCTACTGTTTCAATTATTCACAACATTAAGGTTTCGCCTGCTGCTGCTTCTATTCATAAGGTCAAGACCGTTAAGAAAGAAGTTTATGTAAAACTATCCACAGCTAAACTAGCTTTGACAACAACAGGTCCTTGGTGTCTAGGTATTCCAGATGCGTATAAA